CTACCAAAAACTTCCTGTAGCGGCGTCTACCTAAATTTTTCAGACTTTCCAGAAAGTAAAAACCCCGCCTCCAAGCTGGAAACGGGGTTTCAGGTGGGCCCACTTGGGGACGATGTTCTGCCGGACGATGCCGGTATATGCTGCTAATTATCTCACAGTGAAACCTTAGCCAGCTAGGCGGCAAGTTGGGCAGCACATTCCAGCACCGATTTTCTTAAAAACCGGGGGCAAGCTTTGGCTTTGCCCCCGGTTTTGTTTATGCCCCAAACGTGATGGCGCTGCCGCTATGGCTGCCAGCGGTAGCCGTGTGCCGGGCGGTGGTCGGGCAACTTTAAAGAAGTAAAAACACGACATGTTTATTCTTCCTTATCGGTTAGGTTTTTGGCGAACTCTACTAGTTCACCTACCACCCAGGCCATCTCCAGTCCGGATAGGTCGTGGTTCGCATGCAGTGCGCAAACCGTGGCGATGACGAAGCCCGCGGGGCGGGCAACGGATAACAGTTGTTTCATAAATTTTTTCATGAAAATGTGAGTGAGCACGAAAAGTATTCGCAATGGAATACTCGCTTTTGTGCGCGCGCTCAGAGTTTATAGTCAGGAAAAAAATAAAGTTTTAAGCCTTCGGAAAATAAAAAAGCCCTGTCAGCATATTGCCAGCGGGGCTTTTTGGTTGCGAAGCATCTCGCTCGATACTTCAGCATCACTGTCTCGCGCACGCCTACGCCGCAATCTTTACTTCCTGCATGGCTTTGCACGTGTTAGTCGCATACTGATTAATTCTCACGTAGCTGCTCAACTGGATAAAGACTACCCCTCTCCTGCCACCGACGACCCTAATACGCTTTCCCAGGCCTCTAGTAGCCGGGGACCGTAGCGCGCCAGCGTATCGTAGCCGTAGACGCTGGCCGACACGTGGCCCAGGGCAATCTCCTTCAGCGTCTGGTCGCCTTCGCTGCCCAGCACCAGCAGCGCCGCGCCGGTGTGACGGGCCGTGTGGGTGGTGATAACCTGCCAGAGCGGCTGCACCTGCTCGGTGCGCGTCTTGCCGGAAAAACCAACTTCGACGAACTCCCGGTTCAGCCCCACGGCCTGGCCCAGCAGCTTCAGCCGGCGGTTGCGCTCCTGCTGGGTGGGCAGGTGCAGCTGCCCTTCGCAGCGCTGCCAAATAGCGGCGGCCGTGGGCGGCAACGGAATCAACACCGGCTCACCCGTTTTCTGCTGGTAGAGTTCGACGCACAGCGTAGGGCCGTAGGTGGGCAAGTCGTGGGCGCTGACGTGGTGCGGCTTGAGAGCCCGCAGGTCCACGTCGCGCAGCAACAGTAGCAGCTGCAACAGGAAGGCGTCGCGCTCCTGCGCCAAGTCGGCCGGCAGCTCCGCCGTAAGCAACGCCCGTACCTCGGCCTGGCGCAACGTGGGCGAGCGGCCGTAGCGGGCCGTGAACTTGCCCAGCCAGCGCGGCTGCGGCATCTCGGCTAGGCGGTAGCACTCGCGCAGAAACTTGTAGTGTCGCTGCACCGTCGAATCGCGCTTACCCTGTGCGAATAGCCACGCCACGTACTGGGCCAGCCGTTCTTTCGTGAGACTGGCCAGCCGTAGGGCGGAGTCGAACTGGCTTAGCCCGGTTACGACCTGCTTGGCAGCCCGCAGATAGCTCTCGCTCAGGGTCTGCTCATTCTCGGCCCGCCAGCGCGTCTCGAACTCGGCCCAGGTAGCGGTAGGCGGCACTGGGCCACTAGCAGGAGACGTAGGGTCGGGGGCCGGCGGGTCGGGGGCCTTAGCGCGGCGTTGGCTACCCGCACCCACAGCTGCTACGGCAGCGAGTAGTTCTTCCTGCGTCACATCAGCTTCGGGCCGGCCTGCGCCCTCGGCGGTGGTGAAGACCGCCTGCACCGCTGTGAGCAGCCGGGTGAGGCGCAGGTTGAGCTGGTTGGAATTCTCGGCGCTGGTATGGATGCGCCGAGCCTTGGCAGGCTGCCAGTGAGCAGGCAGCACCTTCACGCCAGTAGGCATTTTCCAGCGATGCCCACCGGCCCAGTGCAGGTCACCGAACACCACTGCGCGGCCCTGTTTATCGGGGCGGTCGAGCCGCTGGCGGAAGATGAGTTCCATTAATTACCAGATATCGTTGGTAAGCATAATCTATCTATGACTATAGCGCTCCTTACATTACATATTTGTTTTTAATCATAAATAAATGACTCAAACATCATTCTTCTTTCGATTAATATTTATTAGATTAAATAAATTTTTATCATTGGTCGATAGCAACATTTTGAATTCCCAAATTTCGTGAATATCAATCCTGTTTAGCTTAATATTAGACCAGCTACTATTATCAAAAATGCAACTTATCGTTTTCCCATCTAAGTAATATAGTACTCTACACATCAAGAAAGAGTGACTAGTAGAGAATATTACATAGATTCTTTGCGAACTCAATTCAGTCCAATCATTATTCTCGATTTTCTTTGCTACAACAAAGTCATTTAGTTTAAGTGTTGGCTCCATCATATTATTCATTACAGGGAAAGCCACAAATTCACCTTTACCTATGAGCGAATCAGAAATTGCTAAGCTTTCGATTGCTTCTTTTTCATAATACATAACTTGACTAGGCTCACTTTGAGTCTCATGTCGCATAAAATAATATTTTAATTTTTGTGCTGTCAATAGAGGGACTATTTCATTCCCTTTAGGCGAAAGCACAGGGAAGCGTCCTATCTGACCACTATACTCTCGGTTACTATCTATCGAGCCGCGGAGCATTGGCTCACGACCAAGAATAAGCCAATCAGCACTCACTGTAGGATAAGCTAGTAGGATTTTAAGTATTGCATCATAGCTGGGCTTGTTCATGCGACCACCTACCATGTCACCTATTACCCCTGACTTCATATCAACACGGCGACCAAAGGCCGACTTATTGCCGGCCTCAAAATATTCAATCAGAAAATTTACCCTCTGATTAACAGTATGTTGAGTTATATTATTCAGCATTTACTGACTATTATTCAGTATTTACTTTAAAATCTCTAGTAAATACTGCAACTTTGCTAACACTAACACTAGCAGCCGCAAGGTACGGCAGTCTTTTTTCATGGTACAGTCAAAAAAACCGGCGGTAAGCATCCGTGACCTGATGCCTATTAACTACACAGTGGAGTTAGCACGGCGCACAGGTTGTAAAAACATCTCCAATCTTTCGCAAATCGTGCGGTTGGAGCACACCGCCAGTAAGTACTGGCCAGCTGTCGAGCAGCTAGCTCGCGAAACCAACCCCACAGGCTACGCCACTTGGGCTGCCACCCACCCTGACAAGCAGCCAGCCGCACTGGCCCAGGCTGCTTAATCCCTACCCTAGCAACACCTCTTCTTTCACCCTTTAGCTCACCATTTGCACGATGGACAAGCCCCTTATCCCCGCTTTGCACAGTGCCTTGCCAGGCCAGCGCAATACCCTCCACGATGTTTCGAGCGGCTTCCAGCCGCAACATCCCGTCCTGCTCACGCTCGCCCCGATTGCTGGCCATGCAGCTAATCTAACGCTCAATGTTTTAGGCCAATGCTTGAGCCGCGAAACGCCTGACTCGCCGGCCTACGCGCTAGTAGCCTACGTGGCCCCTAGCGCCACCGAGCGTGTGGCCTATACTAATCGGTCAGCGGCCCGCTTCGAGGTAGGTCAGCATACTGAGCGCTGGTTTGCTGGCGTGCAGCTGTATTTCACAGAGATTGATATCACCGACTACGCCGACAGCTTGCGCTTGGAATACTTGGCCCCTGTGGTCCCTGAACCTGCACTTACTACCGAGGCACCTGTACGCACGCTTCATCCCACCGCACAGCCAACCAGCGAAGGTTTGCGCAAAGCTGCTTAGTCATGATGCAGCTAACCGTCACCCACAACGCGGCCTACGCTGAACAAGCTATCGCTAGCCTATCTGGCAAAGTCAATTTACTGGAACTTCAGCAGGTACGCCGCGACCACTTGCCTTGCGTCGTGGTCCGGTTAACGCCTCTAGCCGAGTTAGAGCGCCGAGCCGCTGAGTTATGCCGCGAGCAGCCTCACTATGCGGAGGAGGCGGCTTTCGTAGTCTACGATGAGAAGCTCCGGCGCCAGCGACTGGCTACTTCCCCTTTAAAAATAGCACTTTAAAGAAAAAGTCCCCGGCCGTTGCACCGACCGAGGACTCATTGCCAAAGGCTTGCTTTGACCTTTTCATTCACCCCCAAATATACTCTACATTTTTTATGATTCGCCTCAACACAGTTAATGGTTTGATTGAGTTTGATGACCGCGAGGCGGTGCTTGACTTGCTCAAAAACCAGCAGGCTGTTGAGGCGCAAGCTAAAGCGGATGCCGTTATGCAATCTGTAGTGTACCGAGTTGATGGTGAGCCTAAGCCGGACCTTCCATTCAAGGGCTTACTTACAGAACGGCTTCAACTCTCGGAGCGCTCAGTACGCGAACTCATTACTACTGGCCGATTAGGATATTTCTGCGCTGCAAAGAAAGCCTATCGGAGCAGCGAACGCGACGTTCGCCGCTTCGAATCTGGCCTCCCACCTCTGCGAGCAAATCAGTAACTCACTCATTTAAAACCCTCTTCGAAAGGATTTTACATAAAATGCCAGTTACGCTGGCCTTGCCACTGCATTGCCCATTTTTCACCCCAAATTTCTCTTGTATGTCTACCACAATCGCCTTCACACCCGACCCCATCATTTCTTGGCTCCGTCACGACCCGGAGATGCAAACGCGAGATGCTTTCACCGACACGAGGGCAGTTACGCTTAATATAGACTTCGAAGTAATGGGCTCTTGCTTCCCCGGCGGAGTTCAGCTGCTTACCAAGCGCATACACTCACCCGCTGACCTCATAGTGGGGGCGGTGTATATCCTAGACCAGCAGAATGTGCCAGGCTATGAAGGGCATCATTGGTACAATCAATGCGTAATGGGCCGGCTAGAAAAGGCACATTGCATCAAGCTAGGACAGTTTCCTTCTGTAGATGTACTCTTCTCCTTTGATAATCCTGAGGCAGGAGCAAAAGCACATGGCGCACGCATTTGCGATGGCCTGCACCATGAAGATATACACTTTAAGGAGCCAAGAATCAGTAAGTCACAGCTAGGTTTTGCTGGCGAAGATTGGGCTAAGCGGAAGCAGAAACACCGCTGCCAGCTCTGGCAGGTTACTCACTACATTGCCTCACCTGCCTCGGACGACATCGCCGACACGCAATACGCAGCAGGAACGGGCCTAAATGTAGGGCAACGCCAGTGGCTGGATGAGGAGGCGCAGATACAATTCGGTAAGGATGTAATGGTGACCGCTCGTTCCAAGGGGCTTGATTACGCACCTACTCTGGAACAGCAACTTGATGGGGAGCGGGCAGGCTTAATTGACAGCCTGCTGAGTGAGATATCTGTTATTCCAGCGGGCCGTGCTCACCGCAGCAAAGATGCTATCGTGGCACTGACGCGCCGCAACTGCGAACGGACCATCACCGAATTTTACTCACAGGAAGCAGTGCATACCGTTCTCGACCTACTAGATGGTATGCATCGTGAGCAAGCAGCGATGACCGCGCTTCGCAGCCGAGTAGCCGAAAAACAACCAAAGCAGCAGACGATAATTCAAGCACCCAGCCAAGCGGTTGATAATAAGGTGCCTGAAGTGCGCAAGGAATCAGCTTTAATTGCCTAAGGCCGCATAACTAGTGCCCACTGGCCTGTGCCGGTGGGCTACCGGCCTTCCCTGTTGGCAAGTAGGTTAAACGCCTCAAAGCCTACACATCTTACCAGTCTGTATACTGGGCCCTGTTGTCGCACAAAGAGGGATTTCATCACCTACTCGTCGAAAAACTACATGAGTACTTTGGTTTATCGCTCTGCGAAAGGCAACCCCGTTACTGATTCACGCCGAGTCGCGCAGGCCTTCGGTCGGTCGCACAAGTCTCTACTGAAGGCACTGGCCAACATGAGTTGCGATGCGGAATTTAATCGGCTCCACTTTGCGCCGATTAGTTACGTTGACGGTCGCCGCCGCATGCAGCGGGCAGTCATGATGACACGGGCAGGGTTCACCTTCCTCGTACTGGGTTTTGTGGGCAAGAAAGCGGCAGAATTTAAACAAGGCTACATCGCACAATTCGATAGGATGGAAGCCCAGCTGCGCCAGCCGCAGCCAGCCGCTACACCCCTACAGGACTTTATGAAGCACCAGGCACAGGTGCAACGCGTGAAGGCTACAGCCTCTCAACTGTTGCGGCTGAGTAACAACCCGGGCGACATTATCCGGTACCACCGGGCGGTGATGAAGTGCTTAACCGCCCGCACGCCAGCTCAGTACGTGCGCGACGCGGTGGCGCGGGGGCTGCGGGTAAGCTCATGGTCGGGCAGGCAAGTACTACGCCGGCTGGAGCCTGCAAAGGCGGCAACGGCGGCGTTTTTGGACCAGCAGGTAGCACACGGCCACACGCTGGAACAGCTAGTTGCGGCTGGGATTCCGCAGACCTTACCAGCTGCTTTCGAGGCCATGCTGAAGGCAGGTATCATACCCGCAGAATAGTGCATATCAGCATTTTGCTACCTCAAATCTTGGCAACACAAAGGTTCTCCTTTACCAAAATTTAGGCAACTCGCCAGTTCAACCGACTCGCTGCCTGTTTCTATGATTTTTTTCAACCTCTTCAACCAAGTTTTTGAGCTGAATGTCCGACAGGTGGTTAAGCCAGCGGCATTTAAACTCTATATATACTGGCTGTATAAGTTCAATAAGGCTCACTGGCCAGCCCTGCTGTACCAACGGGCCAACCAGGTCTATACTGAGCTTGGCATGGACAAGAACACCTTCGTTACGGCCGTTGCCCAACTCGAAGCGCGTGGGCTGCTCGCCTACGAAGCTGGTAAGAATGGCAAGGCCGGCGAGTGGCTGTTGAACTATAAGTCAGCTACTGAAAGCTGGGCCGCCGAGGTGAAAAATTCACCTCAAAGCAAGGTGAAAAATTCACCGCGTGAGGATGATTCTGAGGTGAATTTTTCACCCTCGTTTTATCCCAATGAGGCCGAAACGTTTGATTCCAAGGTGAAAAATTCACTACCTATAAGGAATAGACAAAACGTAACAGAAGACAAAACAAAAAAAATGGTGGGTGAGGCTGCGGAGGAAATAACTCTCGCCCCTCTACCCGCCAAAAAATTTCAGTTAGTGCCCCCTTTTGCGGAGCCCCCCCATGCTGGCCAGACCGGCCCCGTGGCGGCTGCCGAGCTATCGGTGGCGCCAGCAGATGAGGCCAAGACCCTGGCTAATGAGTTGGCCGCACTCTGGGACTTCTCCGAACTTTCAAACCAGCCTAAATGGGGCCGCCTTCACTCTTTCACCCGCCGCATGGCTGTGCTAGGGCGTTTGTCCGAAGTGCGCCGACAACTTGCTGGCTATCGAGTAGGCCATCTACGCCCAGGTGTTCGTCCCCACCGCCTTGACAGGTTCCTTGGCGAGCCAGTTGACGACTATGCCCAAGGCGAATGGTGCAGTTGTAACTGGTCGTCGGTGGCCGCTAAAGCACAGGCGCGCCCGGCCGGCTTCGGTCAACCCTCAGCCCCGCCGCCTCACGCCGATATCAATCTTAATCAAGCTGCTACTGCGCAACGTGAAGTCATTTACTGACCATGCAACCCATTTTTCAAACTCAACCGCACAAGTTCGTTGCGCCGGCCCCGCGCCCGGTTCGCACTGAAACACTGCCGCCGCCCAACGATGCCAACATGGAAGCAGGTGTACTCGGCGCCATGATGGTTGAAGCCAGCGCCGTACCTACCGCGCTGGCGCTACTTCGCTCTAATGTTGACGTGTTCTACTACCCGGCCCACCAGTGTATTTTTCGCGCTATTCTGGCCCTATCCAACTCAGGCCGTGCTATCGACCAGCTTACCGTTGTGCAGCAACTGCGCGCCACTGGCGACCTCAGCCGGGCGGGTGAAGTCGGTGGGGTCACTGCGCTCACGATGTTCATCAACAGCGCTGCTCATATCACAACGCATTGCAATGAGTTGCTAGGCCTCTACACCAAGCGCACAATTTGGCAAATGGCTCAGCAGCTAATGGGGCAAGCATTTAGCCCTATAGTACCTGCTGGCGAGCTTCTGGGTAATGCTTTTGTGACACTTAATAATCTGAGCATGTCCATGCAGGTGCGCCGGCCGCAACTGGTAGGAGAACTCTATGACCGCGTGGTTGACAAGATTATCGCCGCCTCACAGGTAGAGGGCGGCATTACCGGCGTACCCTCTGGTTTGTGGGCTCTCGACCGCATCACCGGCGGCTGGCAGCCCGGTAATCTTATCATCGAAGCAGCTCGCCCGAGCATGGGCAAAACCAGCCTCATGCTAGCCACTGGGCGCAAGGCTGTAGCCGCTGGGTTCCCCGGCATGATTTCAAGCCTAGAAATGAGTAGCGAGGAGCTGGTTACTAAGCTACTGGCCACTGAGCTTCATTATACTACCAATCAATTAACACGTGGGTTAGGCCTCACGAAGGAAGAGGCCGAGAGTATCCGGGCGCGTGGGGCAGCGCTGCGCACTATGGGCCTAGTGCTCGACGACACGCCCAGCATCAACGTGGAGGAGTTGAGGGCAAAGGCCACGAAAGCAAAGCAAGAACACGGTATTACGTGGCTTGCAGTAGATTATCTCCAACTGGCCACGGCGCGGACCAGCAAGGGCGGTAATCGCGAACAGGAAATAAGTGCTATCAGCCGGGGGCTCAAGCTAATTGCAAAGGAGCTTCATATTCCCGTCATTGCCCTATCACAATTGAGCCGTGACACTGAAAAGCGTGGGGGCGACAATAAGCCCAAGCTAAGCGACCTGCGCGAGTCAGGGGCTATCGAGCAGGATGCCGACCTCGTCATTTTCCCCTACCGCCCCGAGTACTACAAAATCATGGAAGATGAGATGGGTAACTCCACGCAAGACCTCACTGAGCTTATCGTGGCTAAGCACCGCAATGGGGGCCTGGGTTCAGCCCTAGTGAAATCTGTGATGAAGTATGGCTCTTACTCTGACTTGCCCGAGAATATACCTCAAGAGGTACCCGCTGTCGGTGCTGTATCAGATTTTCAGCCAGCCACTCTGCGCACATCAAGTACTACCGACTTTGACATAGTAGACCAGAATCACAGCGATTTGCCTCTGCACTGGCACCCAGGCGGCCGCCCCATTACTTTGTCGCACGCCCCCGATGGAAACGCCTGAGCCTTATCGCTGCGATGGCTGAGCACGCGGCCCGCACACTGCTGCTTGGAATAGTGCTGGTACGAGGGTGATAGTGGCCCAGCCTGGAAGCCACCCAGCGCGAGGGCCGGGTAATGCTCAACCTCTCCTGCTGCATAATGGAGGCCCTGAGCCAGCCGATTGAGCGCACCGTGCCCTACGAGCCAACTGCTTTCCAACCCACCAACCCTACCAATTTTTCTCAGCCACCAACCACCTCTACCAGCCATGACGCTGCTACAAATCCAGTCGCCGACCGCCGTGCTCTCGCTGCTCGGCACCGAGTACACCGCCCAGCTCGCTAAGTGCGAGAACTGCGTCGGCCCCGCTCAACTTATCGTGACGCCGGACCCGTGCTTCGGGACCCAAAAAAATGCCGATGCAGGCTGGATTGGATACTACGCCGCGCGGTGTCCTCACTGCCGAATACACTTCCCCGGCGACATGTCGGCCAGCGCGGGTGGCAACCCTACGCCAGCCACGCTCGACGAACATCGGGCCGCTCTGCAAAGCGCAGTAGATAGTTGGAATTCGGTCGTCGCCGTCGCTGCGTGATAAGCCGACAGCAACGCGGGCAAGGTCGGCAGGGTGCGGAGACGAATGCCTCCGCACCCTGCCCCAGCCCTTAGTAGATACCCATTTATGCCAAGTAGGGTGCGGAGGCATTCGTCTCCGCACCCACCACTCCCCCATCATATCCCACCTGTTATGAATACCCTGGCCCTCGACCACCTACGTCGCCTCGAGCACCTGCTAGCCAGCGCAAGGGCTGATTACGACGTCCTGTCCTACGTCATTCTGGAGGGGCCAATGCAGGTCACGTTTCACTCGCTGAAGCGCAGCATCACTGTGCCCATCTGTGGCGACGACGTGGGCCACATCAACGGTATGCTGGCCGAGGCGGTACTGACCCGCATCGCCCAGTTAGAGCGCGAAATAGTAGAGGCCCATCAGGAGGTGGTGAACGAGGCAGACGAGAAGCAGTTGGACGTGGACCAGTTAGCTGGCTTCCGGCAACAGGCGCGGGTGGTGGGCAAGAATGCGCTGGCGGGGGCACTTCCACCGTTGGCAGCATCCACCGAAACCAGTCCTGATGCACATTCCCCTTAACGAGGAGCTATGCGCTCTTTTCACCGCCGCCGCTGATAGGGCTGCTGCTGCCTACTTCGCCGCGCTGCCCGCGCCCGAGCCCTAGCTGACCATCCCCGAGGCGGCGGCCTACGCCAAGCTCACTGAGGGCTATATGCGCCTGCTGGTGCTGGGCCGCCCCTACCGGGCCGCCGGCAAGGCTGAACGACCGGCCGTGGTGCCGCGCATCGAGCGGGGCGACACCGGCTTTGCCAAAGGTGCGCGGGTGCGGCAATCGGCGGTGGATACCTACCTGATGCGCCACAATTACCTAAATAATGTCCGTAATTTACGATAATTTAAATCCTTGCCCCCTCTCTCAAATCCATGCCTACGTTCCCCTCCCTTACTGCCCGCGAGCAGATTTTCACCCAGCATTTCGCCGCGCACGGTAACGCCGTAACAGCTGCCGAAGCCGCCGGCTACCCCGCTGAGCAGGCCCTGATTGTCACCCAGACGCTGCTCGACCAGCCCCACATCAAAGAGCAGCTGCACGCGCTGGCGCTCACGCACGGCCTGTCGGAGCCCGAAGCCACGTTGCAGCTCACGCAGCTGGCCCGCGGCACGATGGCGCCTTTCCTGCGCGTGGGCGAGGATGGCCAGGTGCACATCGACCTGGCGACCGACCAAGCTAAGGATAACTACCACCTACTGCGCCGAGTATCACAGCGTAGCTACACTACCCAGACGCCCGCCGGCCCGGTGGAGGTCATCGAGACGGAGCTTGAACTGCACGACGCGGTAGCCGCCGTTGATAAGCTGCTCCATTTGCACGGCGCCTACCCTGCTACCTATGAAGTGAGCGGTTGCGGCGGGCTACCGGGCACCAACATCTACCTGCCCGACAATGGTCGGGGCGACTTTCACTCACCGCCCGCGCCGGCGCAATAGGACCAGTAAGCCTGGTGCACCACCCCTATACTTTAGTTTACTTTTTTACCTTTTCAAAAAGCGAGACCCCCACTTTTTTGGGGTCGGCAGTTGGTCAGAAAAAAGAGTGTTTCTGCAGCATTGCAGCACCTCAGGCCACATTAGGACCGCGCCCGCCACCAGCGGCAGGTATACCGAAAAGGCAAAAGTGTAGGGGCAGGTATACCGGTTCGAGCTGCGGCAGGGGTTGGCCAGCCCTGCCGCAGCGCACCGGCCCCCTCGACCACCCTTATTTATTAGCTTTTATCCTTCCAGCGATGTCCACCGGACAGACCCCAGTACCTAAGAAAGAAGCCCCGCCGAAGCCACTCAACGCGCAGCAGCTGCGCTTTGTAGTCGAATTATGCGTGGACTGGAACAAGGCGGCCGCCGCCCGCCGCGCCGGCTACAGCGAGAAAAACGCCAAGCAAATCGGCTACTCGCTTTGGGCCGACCAGCGGGTGAAAGATGCCGTGGCGCTGCGCACCGCCGAGCTGGCCATGTCGGCCGGCGAGGCCACCGTGCGCATGAGCAGCTGGGGCCGCTCCAGCATCGAGGACGTGTTTACCATTGAGGTCGAGGAGTACCGGCCCCGCGTGCAGAAGCCGCTTACGGATGTAATTGCCGAGCTGAAAGCCGATATGGAGGATGAGCAGGAACTGGCCATCCGGGCCGAGGCCTTGCTGAAGGACAAGAAGGTAATGAAGAAGTTTCGGGCGCAGGTGGCCCGGGCCCACCAGCGGCGGCAGGTGCAGCTCTGGCGCTACGAGAAGATGCTGGAGCGCCAGCCCGACGCCATGACGTGGGTGCAGGGCCCACCCATTGCCCGCGAGGTGGCGCAGCTCGACCTCGTTAAGGCGCTGCGAGCGCAGGCGGGCGGGCTGATTAAGAAAGTCACGCCTACGCGCTTCGGTACCGGCGTGGAGCTGCACGACGCCAAAGACGCGACCGATAAGATTCTCAAGCTGCACGGCGCCTACGCGCCCGAGAAGTTCGACCACACCACCAAGGGGCAGCCGTTGCCCGGTGTTCAATTCTACCTCCCCGACAATGGCCGCGATTAAGGGGCGCCCGCTGGCGGAGCCCGAAACCATCATTCCGCAGGCGGGCTTTCAGGAGCGGGCCCTCTCCACCCGGGCCGATATCGCCATCATCGGCGGCTCGGCCGGCGGGGGCAAAACGTTCGCGCTGCTGATGGAAGCGGCCCGCCACCTCGACAACAGCGGTTTCGGGGCCGTCTTCTTCCGGCGCACCTACGCCCACATCACCAACGAGGGCGGCCTCTGGGATGCCAGCCACAAGCTCTACCCATCATTGGGCGCCACGAGTCGGGAGCAGCAGATGGACTGGCAGTTTCGCAGCGGCATGCGGGTGCAGTTCCGGCACATGCAGCACGAAAACGACCGCCTGGGCTGGCAGGGTGCCGAGGTGCCACTCATCATCTTCGATGAGCTCACGCACTTCACCAGCAAGATGTTTTGGTACCTGATGAGCCGCAACCGCTCCACCTGCGGGGTGCGTCCCTACGTGCGGTGCAGCTGCAACCCGGACCCCGACTCGTGGGTGGCCGACCTAGTGAACTGGTGGATAGACCAGGACGAGACCATGCCCGACGGCTCGCCCAACCCCCGCTACGGCTTGCCCATTCCCGAGCGCGCCGGTAAGCTGCGCTACTTCACCCGCCACGAGGACCAGATGGTGTGGGGCGACAGCCCCGAAGAGGTGCGCGCCCTGGTGCCACAGCTGTTTCAGGGGGCGCTGGCCGACGTGCAGCCGAAGTCGCTGACCTTCATTCCGGGCACCGTGTTCGAGAATAAGAAGTTGCTCGACATCAACCCTGAGTACTTAGCCGACCTCATGGCCCAGGACGCGGCCGAGAAGGCGCAGCTGCTTGATGGCAACTGGAAAATCAAGATTGACGGCTTGGCACTCTACCAGCCTAACCGCCTAGCCGACCTCTTTACCAACCAACTCGCCCAGCCGCCGAAGCCCCGGCGCTACATCACGTGCGACGCCGCCGGCTTCGGCAAGGACTTCACCGTCATTTTGGTCTGGGAAGGCTGGAAGGTGGTGCAAATCATCGTCGAGCGCAAAACCGACCCGCGGGCTATTTACGAGGCCATCGAGGCCCAGCGCAAGAAGTGGAGCGTGGCCGAGTCCGACGTGCTGGTGGACCAGGACGGCGTAGGCGGCAAGGTGTTCAGCCACGGCCGCGGCTACAAAGGCTTCAGCGGCGGCGCTTTGCCCATGGCCGACCCCGATACGGGCGAAAAGGAGCGCTACGCCAACCTCAAAACCCAGTGCTATTACCGCATGGCCGACCGCGTGAACAGCGCCAGCGTGGCCGTACAGGTCGATGACTATACGGTCGAAGTCGATGGTTCGCGGGGCATGAAGCTAATGCTGGGCAAGACCCAAACCACCGTGCTCGCCCTACTTAAAGCCGACCTGAAGGTGGTCAAGCGTGCCCCCAGCGACGCCGAGAAGCGCAAGGTCATCAACTCCAAAGAGGAGCAAAAGGCGATGCTGGCGGGCCGTAGCCCTGACTTTGGTGACGCATTCATGATGCGGGAGTGGTTCGAGCTGCGCCACGAGGTCAAGCCCTGGTTTATGCGCCGGGTCAATTAACACAAAAGCAAAGGAAGAATTCCCCGCATTTCTTTTGCAATGCATTGCCTACCAATACTATAAACCCGGTTTCGGAAATCACTTTTTTACAGTTCGCCTTTTTATGCCTACCCTTCAACTCGCTGGTGGCCGCACCTTCCACGTGGCGGATACCCTCCTCGACCAACCCGCTGACCACGTGCGCCGCTACCACGTCGCCCTGGCCCCCGAAACAACTCTAGGAGAGGCTGTTGAGGAACGTTTTCAGCGGTACCTGCCCCAGCCCGCCACTACGGACACACTAGGGCAACTGACTCAGCAGGCCCGGATGGCCGTATTCTGTGCTTCGCCCCAGGCCCGGGCGCTCACCATTCTGGTTGAGCAGGTCGAGCAGCAGCCCGCGGGCGACCTATCCGACCAGGGCTTGCGCGACCGCCTGAGCTACTTACTGGCCTGCGGCCTGACCGAGGCGCAGGTGCAGGAACAGCATGCTCGGGTAGAGGCCGAGTTGCAGGCCCTCATAGCGCCCTACTTGGTCACGCACCCCGAGGCTGAAGCGCAGGAAATAGAGGTAGCCAGGGCGCAGCAGCGTCGGACACTTGCGTTGTGCGATGCCATGCTGGGCGTTGAGGTGCCGGTGCTTATCACGCGCTCGCAGGTAACGCAGGCGCTGCTTGACTTACTGGAGCCAAGTACGCTTTTGCCAAATGGACTATCCAGTATCAACCCCCACGTTCGGCAGCGCTCCTTCGACTCGCTGTGCCTGTTGCTGCTACAGGAGCAACTCGCTGGCCGGCTCACGCTCTTACCCACGCCCTGGCAACAAGAACCCAGTCCCTACCTGTTGCCGCTGGGCCTGTTTCTGGAGCACGTGCGGGCGGTCAGTACTCGATTGCCCAATTAATCTATTAAGCAGACTACTTCGAAAGGGGCAGTCTGCTTTTTTTATTCTTAATGCACGTAATTTACGAACATTAATTACCCCTTTTTGCGATGGCCGACAACCCTATTTCCTTTAATGATTTATTTAGTCCCTTAGGACCGGGGACGACCGAGCTGGACGACTTTACCAAAGCAGTCGCGGCCTTGAGCCGCAACTATAAAGCCTTCTCAAAGAACCTAGATTCAGATGGGGAACGGGTAAAAACCGTAATGGCTGCCCTAAGCGTGCAGTCGGGCCAGTTGCGCAGCCAAGCCGCTGATATCAACCTGCTCAACGAAAAGGAACGGGCTGGTATAGCGGCCCTCACAGCCGAGGCCCTGAAGCTCGTCCAGGAGCGCCAGCGTCTAGAGGTTGTCCTGGCAGCCCAGGCCAAGGCGCAGGCTCGCGTAAAAGATGCGACCACCGAAGCCACGTCGGCGCTACGGGCGCAGCAGAATGAGCTGCGCGAGGCCTACGCTGCCCAGGATACTGCCCGCGTCGAGAAAGCGGCCACTGCCATCCTCAAGTACAAGGCCGAAACCCTCGACCTGAGCCGGGCGGTTCGGGGGGCCAACTCTGAACTGACCGCCGCCCGCGGTTCCTACGATGCCCTGGTGCTGGAAAACGCCAAGCTGATTGCCTCGCTGCGAGCGCTGGGCGGGGGCCTCGAAAACGGCAGCGCGGAGGCGCTGGCCCTGCAAAAGCAAATCGCGGCCAACACACAAACGCTGAAAACCTTCGACGAGTCGATTCTGATTTTCAATCGCAACGTTGGTAATTATAAGGATGGATTCGGCGGGCTGGTGCAGGAGCTGGCCAAGCTTCAGACGCAGCAGAAGGGTCTTAGTGAGGATTCGCAGCAGTATCAAGCCCTGGAGCAGAAGCGTATTGGCTTTCTCACGGCGGCTCAGAAAGCGGCCGCCAGCGCGGGCCTCTCCTACGAGCAGACCAACGCCAAGATTGAGAGCTACACCGCCGCCATCCAACCCACCGTCAACAACCTGGTGCGGCTGGAAAAGGCGCAGCAGGACGTGGCCAAGAGTGCGGGCGTAGACTCGGAGGAGTACCGCAAGCTGGGGTTCCAGATTCAGTCGACGAAGAAGGAGCTCGAAAGCATGCCCGCCGCCACCGAGCAAGCCGGGGCGGGCTTCAAAGGGGTGCGCGACCAGCTGGGCTTTACCAAGGACGGACTCGTGGGACAGCTCACGCAGCTCGGCGTGGGCCTGATTGGCGTGCAGGCTATTTTCACCGGCGTGGGCGTGGCCTTTACCACCGATTCGGAGTTTCAGTCGGCGCTCAGCAGTCTCTCGGCCCTAACCGGGGCCACCGGCGAGGACCTACAATTCCTGGCCGATAAGGCCGAGGAGCTGGGCCCCAAGGTAGGCAAGTCAGCTACCGAAACTCTGAAGGCCTTCGAGCTGATTGGTTCGGCTAAGCCCGAGCTACTCGATAGCAAGGAGGCGTTGGCCTCGTTTACCGAGCAGGTGCTGTTGCTGGCCGCGGCCTCCGGCGACGAACTGCCAGCGGCGGCCGAGGCGCTCACCGGCGTGATGAATCAGTTCCAGGCCCCGGCCGAAGAAGCAACCCGCTACGTGAACGCGCTGGCGGCCGGCGCCAAAGAGGGTGCGGCCACCATTCCGCAGTCGGCGGCCGCCCTGAAGTACTTCGGCGTGAACGCGGCCACGGCCAACATCTCGGTCGAGAAGTCAGTGGCCCTGATTCAGCTACTGGCCGAGCGTAGCATCAAGGGCGAGCAGGCGGGCACCCAGCTGCGCAACGTGCTGGCGAAGCTGGCCAGTGGCGCGAAGGAAACCAACCCCGAGATGGTGGGCCTGAGCACGGCGCTCGACAACCTGGGCAAAAAGAACTTAAGCACGGCGCAGTATACCAAGCTGTTCGGGCTGGAAAACGCCAACACGGCCCGCGTGCTGGTCGAGGGCCGCGAGAAGGTGGAAGCTCTCACCGTAGCCGTTACCGGTACCAGCGTAGCTAACGAGCAGGCCGCCCGGCAGCTCGATAACGTGGCCACGGCCGGCAACCGCTTCATAGCCACGCTAAAGAATGTAGTCATCAATGCTCTCGACCCGCTAAGCCGGGGCCTGGGCCGCACGCTGAATGAGTTTTCGGCCTTGCTGGGCAAGCTCTCGGGGGCCACCAAGTCGGTGCAGGAGAACACCGCCGCGACGGCCGCCAACGGCCTGGCCAACCAGCAGACCGCGACCACAGCACAAGCCCTGCTCGACCGTTACCAGCAGCTCACGGCCAAGGGCGTGAAGCCGGCCAAGGATGGCAAGGGCGAGCTGAACATTATCACCTTGCAGCTCCGTGACAGCCTCGGGGAGAGCGCAGCGGCCATCGACAAGGAAACGGGCCTGCTGGTGCTCAACGAGGGCGCCACGCAGCGATTGATTAAGCAGAAGCTCCTGCTCAGCAACCAGGCCGTTTCTACGCTAGTCCTCGAAGCCGATGCCCTCAAGGAACAGCAGCGTCAGCAGCAGCTCAGCATCAAAGCCCAGGAGTTAGAAATTGCCGGTCGGGAAAAGGCGCTCAACCTCACCCGGGAGCAGGCCCGCGCCCAGGTAGATGACTATGCCAACAACTCGGGCTTCGGGGAACTGAACGCAGACGTTGCGAAGCTCAGCGGGGCCACCATCAACTTGGAGGGGTCGCGCAGGAAACTTGCCCAGACCACAGCTGACTACAATACGAAGCTCGAAGGCCTGGCTAAGCTCAATGCCCGGGCTGCCTACGAAACCGGCCTGTTGACCAGCACCACGACCGCCGGCGCCGAGGCCCAGAAAGCCCTAGGGACTGCGGCTGCCGAAACCGACCGCATTCTCGACCGGACCGCCAAGGCCCGCGCTGCTGACGGACGCCAGGACTTGCAGTTTCAGTTGGCCGATACCGAGCGCGCCATTACTGGCATCAAGAAAACGCAGGAAGAGCAGAGCAGACTCTACACCGATGGGCAGATTACCCAGGGCATTTTTAAAGCGTCAGTAGCCACGACCCAGGACCAAATCAACGAACTGGAATATAAAGCGGCTATCATCCGTATCGGCATCGCCCGCAAGGAGCGCGACGAGAAGCTGATTGCCATCAACGACACGGCCACCAAAGCCAAGCGGGCTAAAGGCATTACGGCGGCCGAGGTCACCGATATCAACAATGCGGCGGCCATTGAGGCCAATACTACCCGCAAAGCGTATTTGAACGCTAGAAAAAAGGTGCAGGCCGACTTCTCGGAGCGACTTGAAATCAAGCCACTGGAGTTCAAAGTAGCCTACAGTGTCGAGTCGGGCGAGGTAGCTTATAAGCGCGCCGTTAGTGCCAGCTACCGCCTAGCCGAGCAGGAGATTGCCGATACCAAGGCCCGATTTGACGCGGGCAAAATCAACCGCCAGACCTACGAAGACGAGGTGTATGCCATTCGGGAGCGGGCCGCTCAGCGTGCTGCCCAGCTGCGCAAAGACTACCCTGAAGATGACCTGGTCGTGTACCAGCGCAACTTAGAGGGTATTCGCAATGCCGAGTCGGCCCGCGACACGGAACTGGTGGGGCAGCTGGCCCGTCGTGAAATCTCGCAAAACGAGTTTGCCAAGCGAGCCAGCCAGAGCCGCCTCAAGGCAGCCAATGAGGCGCTCGAACTGGATAAGAAGTACCACCGCGATACGCTGACCTCTCAGAAGGAAGCTAATGATGCGGCTCTGGCTGAGGCCGACCGGCTCACAGCCGAGCGCATCGCTAAAATTGATAAGATTGGTCAGTATGCTCAGTTGGCGGAAAACGCCTTCTTCACCATTAAGGGCAACCTACTTGACGCCGAGATTCAGCGCGAAAACGAGGCCTACGAGCAGCGAATCAAGGTAGCTGGTGACAACGCAGCCCTCAGGACGCAGATTGAGGAAAAGCACCAGAAGGAGCTCAAGCGCCTCAACTACGAGAAGGCCAAAAACGACCGCGAGGCCGCCCTCTTTTCCATCGCCATCGACACGGCCGTAGCCGTAGCCAAGGCCATTGCCCAGTATGGGCTACCCTTCGGCCTCATTCCCGCCGGCGCAGCGCTCGTGCTCGGCGGCCTGCAAGCGGCCGTAGTGCTGAGCAAGCCCCTGCCAGCATACTTCAAAGGCCGAGCTGATGGCCCCGCCGAATGGGCGAACCTTGCCGAGCAGGGGCCCGAGCTTGTGGGACAGCCCGGCACCTTCCGAGTGGTAGCTAAGCAAGGTATCGGCTACCTGGCAGCTGGCGACAAGGTTGTTACAGCTCCCGAGACCCGCCAGATTCTGGCTCAGAATACCATTCTGGAAGGTCGCCTCGTCGAGCGGCAGGTAGCCCAGCGGCTCGGCACCCCCAATTTTACGGCATCCAGGCTCTCTGTGGGCATGGACAACGTGGCTTTTGAGCAGCGACTCATGCAGCGGCAGTACGGCAACGACCTAGAGCAGCAGACCATCCGCCTGCGCACTAGCGCGGTAGCTCACGAGGCAGCCAACCGCGCTGCTGACCGCCAATCTGATGAGCGTATCCTACAGGCACTAAAGAAGGTAGAGCGCGCTATCTACGAGCAGGAGTACCAGCGATACAATGAAAACGAAGACTTGGTACGTCGTGTTCATAAAGAAAATGGCTGGAATGATGTAGTGAATCGACGCTATAAACGCCTTGGCCGCGGCAAAACGAACTAAACCCAGCCCTGGCTAGCATAGCCAGGGCTTTCTTTTCGCCCGTAGCTTTGTGAACTACCATTGCTATATCAGCAAGCCACTCGCTAAGAGCCGTTACTCCCTCGCGTAGATGCCCTCACCATTCGACCAAGCAGCCGTTGACCAGCGCTTCCTCGAAGAGGTGTACCGGCTGCACGCGGCCAAGGCCTTCGCCACCTTCACCGAACTGGCCAAGGTGCTCCAGACTCATCGGGGCATTATATCAGAGTTAGAAACTGGCCGCTACCATTGCAACCTGAAGCTACTCTACTTATTGCACGCTGCTTACCAGAGCGATGTGATGTACGTGCTCACCGGCCAGGGCAGTCAGGAACGAGCGCCAGCGCCCGCCCGCCCAGATGTAAGCGCTGGGCGACCCAGCCATCCAAAAAGCTAAGGTGTATCAAGTTCCATCCTTCGAAGAGTTTGAAGAGCTGCGCAAACAGGTGCAGGAGCTACAGTCAGAGCTAGCCCAGTACAGAGCGGCCTTGCCAGAGTGGGTGCGGGAGACAGAGGCGCAGCAGCTTACCGGCCTTTCCCAGTCCACTCTATCGCGTGAGCGTAAGAAGCCTGATACCTTGTTGGTGTGGAAATCAGTTGGCGGCCTACGCTACCTGCGCAGCAGTATACTTGCTTATAACGAGGCTCGCAGTATTCGTAAGAATCGTTATCAAAGGCTACTTTAGTATGAGCTGATTTAGTATGCTCAACGCTGATGGCCGGAGGCAGACCTTCGCAGCTAACGAAGACATTTTTCGGGACTTCGGTCTTATTGCGGTGTCCGAGCAGACGCTACGGCCGCTGTGCTTTAGCTTTTGAATTCAACTGGAACTGCACGCAACTAATGCGTGCCGCCTAATGCGCTGCTGCTGGCCGTGCAGATATTTGGCATGATGTGGTACTGGCTGCTACCTTGGCCCTTAGCCGCTCCGAGTACGGCTAAGATTGGATAAACAGTAATCACAACACTTTAAGCGCTACCGACTATGACCTGCTATTTGTGTAACGAGGAGTTAATCGGAACGAACCGCACTAGAGAGCATATTATTCCTGGCGCCCTTGGCAATAATGCGGTAAGTGAGACTATACTTTGTGGCAGGTGCAATAACGGCTTAGCTAGTCGTATTGACGCTGCATTTATTCGCACTTACGCCTACTTGTATTCTCTTTTGCAAGAGGCTAGACCTGATACAAACAGGAAAAATAAACTTACCGCCAAAACCAAAAGCGGTGAGGAAATAGAAATGGCGGCAGGTATGGTACCCTATTCACAAATCGAGATAGTACTACCAGATGGCTCTATACAGAAAATTTCGTGCCCTGCTGGCGAAGAAGAGGCTAAAATCCGCAAGCGTCTTGGGCAACTAAAGGTCAAATTCCCTGAAATTGATGTAGACAAATACATTTCAAATATGCAGATTGAGGCAAAGCCCATTGATGAGCTTGTCTATTTCTCAAATTATGATACAGAGCATAGCATCGCAGGTGGTCCAGAATTTTTCAGAGGGATTAAAAAGATAGCTATTAATTTTTACTTAAGCAAAGGGCACGATAGAAGGTACATCAATGGCATTATATATCAGGTGAAACATGGCAAACCTGGCAATGAGGTATTATCAAAATTTTATTATCCATCCATAAAGCCAGTTCATCAGCTTGGCGAAAAAGAGGTATCTCACATTGTTAAGCTTGTAGGCAATCCAGATATGGGTGTGCTCTACTGCTATGTCGAACTATTCAATTGCAACCATGTCCTAATACTATTAAATAATCATTATGATGGCCCATCTATTGATGAGCAATTTTGCTATGATGTATTAACTAGCACATATCCTGAGAAGGATATAAGCTTGCCAGTAAAGAATAGGGATCACATTGTTGACTTTTTTAAGCTGAGCACCGACACTAATGCTGCTGGCGATGCTGCGTACCGCCGTACCCGTAGAATCTTAGAAGAGGAGATTAGGCTAAAGGGCCAGATAAAATAATTGGCTCGCCTCCTAAAGGACCGGGGCTTTTAACTAACTTGGCAGCTCACCTAAATAGCAACCATGTCTTACAACTCTGAGTCAATCACTTATGGCTACAAACACTTTCCCTTGCATAGCGGCGTAACGATGCTCTGCGTAAGCGTTGATGAGCACGATATAGCCCCGCTTGGGAGCGACAGGCAGTTGTGGGCTAAATTCCTTGCCAACGCGGTTAAAAAACACAGCCAGGGCAAAACCCTTGGTATTCTTAAGATAGGGAATCAAACCTATGTGCCTAAGCCTGTAGCAGGTGTACCGAGCGCAGAATGGCCTCTTGTTGAAGAATTTGCAAATGACCGTCCAGCGGAAGATGAGGAGAATTGGCCGTTAGATTCGGCTACAGCGAATTAACAAGTGAAAAGCCCCGGCCCTCCCCACCAGAAGCCGGGGCTTTTTCATACCTTGGCAGCAACCTATTCCAGAAGCTATGCTGCCCAAACCGCCATTTATAAGAACTGAGACCTTTACCAGGTCGGAGCACATTTTCTTCGATAACCTAGTTGCAATGATGGCCTCTTTGTCTTCATTCACGCTAGTGGCTCAACTAGTGAAAACCAAGTCATCCCCAATCATAAGCGTGGGTGATGAAGGTACGCTAGCTGATGTGCTAGAGATGCCCTTTAGAGGCGCGCATGTGGCGGAAGCATATGTATATCGAAGCTATGAGCCACTACATACTATTACGTCCAACACCGCAGTAGATGAGCTTATGTTTCAGGTGCACCAAAATATCCAAAGACCTAACTCGGTAGCAGGAGGACACTACGTTTCCTACCCGGCGCACCTAAGTCAGCTTATTGTTGGGTCAGCCTATGCTAATTTTTATGAAAACTGCTTACCACAGATACAAGCCAAGTTTTCACATACAACAACCAACTGGCCCTCTGATTTAAACTTTGCCAGGGTTATCAGAAATGCCTATTCTCACGGCGGAAAAATTCATTTTGACAATCCCAATGCTGCTGCTGTATCGTGGAAAGACTTGACTTACTCACCAGATAATAATGGTCAACCCATCCACCCGGATATCTTCGTTGTCGAGATAATTCAGCTTATGCAGGCTATTGCTTATCATGTGAGATAACCTTTCATTGAGCTTATATTAAACTACCATCAAACGAAATACAATATGCCATCCGTAAAAAACAAAGTCGTATATCTAGGAGACAGAGCGACAAATATTTCAGGCTTGCAAAGCTATGTAAATCAAGTAGATTCTGCCTCACCGATAGATAAGCTAGGGCCACTCGCCGACATAAACATCCTTGTTGGAGCCAATAATTCAGGTAAAAGCAGATTTATGCGAGCAATAATGAGCGCTAGTGAGTATATTCTTTTCAATGATATTGATGCTTACAACAATTACTTACTTCTTATTGATACACTAGACAAATGTGCAGACAACATGCAAACGCACAATAATATGATTTTTAGCTTATCTAACCTAAACAGTGAAAACCGATACCTAGAATTTTTAAATGAAGACCACAGAATCTTGTTTGATGAACGTGTAGCAAACTCAATTACTATAAACAAAGACTATATAAATACTATTGCAACTGCTTTAAAGAAGTGGCTAAATGTTAATAACAATAATTATAAATCCAACGAACCGGTAATAAGCAAATACTTTTCAATCCTTAGGCTCGCTGCATCTGTCGCGAGTTTGCAGTTCAATTCAAATTCTTGGCCTCTTAACACCATCTCAACTATCAGCTATAACAACCAACAAATCGGCATTAAGAATCGAGAGTTTTTGGGAGAAATAGCTGAAATTACCGATAAGTTGCGGGACAAAATTGAACAAATTGAATCCATTAAAAAGATATACATTCCAATACTTAGAACAGCTAGGGCTTTGTTACCAGATAGCAAAGCCCTAGCTAATGAACGGCTAGAATTAACAAAGATTTACAAGCAAACGATAAGTAAGTCTTATGGAATAGATTCTAAAAATATAAATATCGAAACGGGTCTAGACTTTTATGGTAAAATTCTACGGAATAGAAATGATTCAAAAGAAAATAGAAAATTATTTGATGATTTTGAAGAATTTATTTCGAATAATTTTTTTCAAGGGAAAGACTTTGAAATAGTTGCCCGATACGCAGAACAAGGAGATGATGAGCATATTCATATTAGTATTGATAGCTTAGAACACGAAATACATTTTTTGGGTGATGGTATACAAGCGCTTATCATGCTACTTTATCCTGTTTTTCTGGCAGCTCCAGAATCATGGGTATTTATAGAGGAACCAGAAGTACATCTGCATCCAGGAATGCAAAGACTTTTTATAGAGACGCTACTGAAAGACCCTATTATTGCAGCAAAGAAATTAGTCATTTTTTTCACTACACATTCTAATCACCTACTGGACTTAGCAATTCATGACAATGACAAGATTAGCATTCTATCTTTTCAAAAAATCTCAGAAAATAAATCAAAATTTTTATTAAGCCCAACTGGGGCTGGTGAATTAAACATTTTAAATTTACTAGAAGCAAATAATTCTTCCGTCTTCATGGCAAATTGTGCTATCTGGGTTGAAGGACCTACTGACAGAATTTATACGCGGAAATACCTAAATGAGTATACTAACTTCAAATATCCAGGTCTGATAATACATGAAGATTTAGAATACTGCTTCTTTGAATACGCAGGGTCTAATCTAGCTCATTACCTTTTCGATAAAAATTCAGAAGAAATTTCCGAGAATGATGCAAAACAAATAAATGCTTGGTTTTTATCTAATAGAATATTTTTAATTTCTGACCAAGACAAAGGCAAAGGTGATAAGCATGACAAACTAATATCTCAACAGAATGATAATTTTGTGTATTATGTATTACCAGTAAGAGAAGTTGAAAATCTACTATCTCCACAAGTAATCATTTCTTCAGTTCCGCCAATATTTGGCAAATGGGGAAAAAGCAAAATCAAGGCTTGGACAGAAAGTGTCGCGAACAATCCATTCATTGATACTGATTATAGAGAAGAATATCTAGGCACGTTTCTGACTAACAAATACTTAGAAATAGAATTTCCTAAAACCTTTTTAGCTCCTAGTGGCACCTTGGAAACCATCTACAAGGTTCGGCTATCACAGCATGTAGCCAAAACGATAAGCTGGCAAGACATGAGTATTGAAGCACAAAGCTTTGCTGAAAGATTATTTAATTTTATAGTGCAACACAATCCTATTTTAGGTAAAACACTTCGCACTTGGACTACTTCAAAATAAGTACAAGTGTTGTTGATATTGTGATAGCATTTGGTTAGAATGCTGCATCTGCACCGCACAGATTAAAAGTGCGTGATACACCTAGCGCATTAAGCCCCATCCGCAATGGCGGGGCTTTTTTACGCCTCCACTTGCCAACTAAATTAGTCCCACTTAAATTAGCAGTAACATCAAAACTTACTGCTTATGAAAACCCTTCGCACCGCCCCCGACGCGCCCGACTTCGACGAAGCCGCTGGCCTCACCTACGACGAGGCTCCCACCTACGACGAGGCCACCGACACCGACTATGAAACCTTCGCTGACCCCGACTACGACGAGGGCAGCCAGGGCGAGTTTGCGGATGAGTTTCATGGCCCCGACAGCGAAGAGGTCAGCTAGGAGTACCGGCCTCGGAAGCAGAAATAAGAAAAGCCCCGCCTTTACGGACGGGGCTCTTCTTTTGGGTGATGCCCTTTCAGGGCATATTTAGTGGTTTGCATTCGCCCATTACTGTACAGCACATCCACGGCGATAGTGTCGGCATCTACGCGTCGTAACACGGGCCCAGGGGCGGCTGACCAATAGTTAAGCGTCCAACGCTTATCGTTTTGCAACCAGCCGCCTCTATGGACAAAGTATAGCGTGTATTCGTCATGAGCTGAACCAGCAAAAGCGCCTGTCCAGTGCGTATCTACTTCTAGCCAAGTGTTTTCCTGAGCCGACACCTGCATACTCACTTCGCTATCAGTATTGCCAGCCTGCTCATCTCCGCAACCGGAAAGCCCAGTGAGCAGCAGGCCAGCGCGTAAGAGTTGTTTCATAAGGCGAAGCTACACTCAGCCAAGACGTAATTGAATCGTAACCTGTTGACAGGCGCCCTAACGCGTACCTTAGAGTCCCCTTTTCGCTCTCGCTATAGCCCATGACATTACCCGTTACACTACGCCGCTGGCTGCTCGGCAGCACCTGCCTGCTGGCTACGGTGGCCCACGCCCAGACCACTGCGCCACCGCCCACTCTACTCGATGACTTCAACCGGGCCGACAACACGACCGTGGGCGCGGGCTGGTCCGAAACCGAAAGCACGGCCAGCACCGGCGCGGCTATCATCAGCAACCAGCTCAAGCTCAGCAGCGGGGTGCTCGGCAAGGACTTCGTTTCGCGCGACGTCTCGACCCGCTACAGCCCCATCCTGCGCCAGAACGCCAACCAGCTGACGTGGCTCTTCAACATGCAGCAGAGCCGGCCCAATCCCTCGGGCTTTGCCAGCAATAATTACGGCCTGGCCTTCGTGCTGGCCGCCAGCGCCGCCGACTTCACGGCCGCCACGACCAACGGCTACGCGGTGGTGTATGGTAACAGCGGTACGCCCGACAGCCTGAAGCTGGTGCGCTTCACCGGCGGCCTGACTGGCCCGGCCAACCTCAAAACCCTGGCCAGTGTGAGCCTGCCCGTACCGGCGGCCGCCCCTGGCCCGGCCTCGACCGTGCGCGTGCTCTATGCCCCAGATGAAGACAATTGGACGCTGGAAGTGGGGACCAGCAGCACGGCGTTCACCGCCCCGCTGACCACCACCTACACGCGCATCGGCATCCGCAAGGACTCGGCTTTTGTCAAAACGCCCCTGCCCTTTTTGGGCGCCTTCTGGAATCACGCGACCACAGCCAGCGAGTACGCTGTGTTCGACAACATCTACGTCACGGCGCCCTGCGCTCTGGGGGCCGAGCCGACGACGGGTCCCAGCGCTCCGGCCGCAACGAACCTGAGCAGCAGCGGGGCCACGCTCAGCTGGGCCGCTGGCAACGGCACGGGCCAACTCGTGGTGGTGCGGCCCGCCAGTGCCTCGGCGACCGCCCCCACTGACGGCCTCACCTACGGCGGCAATGCGACCTACGGCAGCGGCCAGAGCGTAGGTGCGGGCTACGTGGTGTACGCTGGCACCGGTACCACAGTCAACGTCACCAACCTGCTACCCAACACGGCCTACGTTTACCATGTATACGAACTGCTAGGCACGGGCTGCACAACCAACTACCTGCAAGCCTCGCCGGCCAGCGGCACGTTCACTACGCCCGCTTGCGTGCTGGCGACCGCGCCGACCGTAGCCGCTACGCAGGCCACGGCCGCGGTAGCGGGCCGCACCAGCCTGACCTTTTCCTGGGTGAACGGTAATGGGGCCAGCCGCCTGGTGGTGGTGAGTCTCTCGGCGGCGCCGCTCAATCCGCCCACCAATGGCACGGGCTACGTCGCCAACGCCATCTATGGCGGCGGCAGCAAGGTCGGGGCGGCCTACGCTGTCTACAGCGGCCCCGGCACCAGCGTCACAGTCACGGGCCTGACGCCGGGCGCCACCTACACGGCCAACGTGTACGAGTTCAACGGCGCGGGCTGCGCAGCGGCCTATCTGACGGCCACCCCCGCGGTCGCCACCCTGCTCCTGCCCTTGCCGCCGGTGGGGTCCCTGCTCTACTTCCGGGGTAATATCCACGCCCACAGCAGCTACTCGGACGGCAACCAGGACGGCACCGCCGCCACGCCCCTGCAGGACTTCCAGTTTGCGGCGGCCTCCTTACACAGTGATTTCCTGGGTATTTCGGAGCACAACCACAGCCAGGCCGGCATGTCCTTACCCAACTATGCCCTGGGCCAGGCCCAGGCCGTGCAGGCCACTACGCCCAGCTTTGTGGCCCTCTACGGCATGGAATGGGGCGTGATTAGCGGCGGCGGGCACGTAGTAGTCTATGGCGTCAACCAGCTGCTGGGCTGGGAGCCGGGCAACTACGACGTGTTCGTGGCCAAGAACGACTACCAGAGCTTGTTCAAGGAAATCAATAAGCGCCCCGGTGCCTTCGCCACGCTGGCCCACCCCCAGAGTGGGGACTACGGCAACCTGGCCGGCTCGGCGGCCTTCAGCATCCGCGCTGACTCGGCCATCGTGGGCACAGTGCTACGCTCTGGGCCAGCCACCTCAACTAATACGACCTACTCCAACCCGAGCACGGGCAGCTACGAGGCTACGTTTACGGCCTTGCTGGCCAAGGGCTACCACACCGGTATCACCCTCGACCACGACAACCACAACACGACCTTCAACCGCACCACCAACGGCCGCCTGGTCGTGCTGGCCCCGGCCCTGACGCGCACGGACCTGCTCGAAGCGCTGCGCCAGCGGCACTTCTTCGCATCCGACGACTGGAACGCGGACGTGAGCTTCACCCTCAACGGTCAGGTCATGGGGTCCATCTTCACCGACGGCAGTTCGTCCACAGTGCAGGTGAGCGTGAGTGACGCCGATGCCGAAGCCCTGAGTTCATTGACCCTGCTGCGCGGGGTGCCCGGCAGTGGCGTTGCGGCAACGGTGGTGGCCACGGCTCCCGCCGGGGCCACGTCACTGAGCTTCGTGGATGCGCAAGCCAACCAAACCACGTACTACTATTACGCCGTTCTTGTGCAGGCAGATGGCGACCGTATCGTGACTTCGCCCATCTGGCACACCCGGCAGGTGGTGCTCGGCACCACCCCGGCGGCGAGTGAGCTGGCCCTGACGCTGTTTCCGAACCCCACGGCGGGCGCCGCGACGCTCTCCTACTACCTACCCACGGCGGCCAGCATCAGCGCCGACGTAACGGATGCCCTGGGGCGGCACGTGGCTATGGTGACGAGCGACGAGCGCCAAGCCGCCGGCCCGCACACGCTGGCTGTGCCCGCACTACCGGCGGGGCTCTACCTGGTGCGCCTGCTGCACAATGGGATTGCGGAGTATCGTAAGCTGCTGGTAGAGTAATTTTAGTGCGCCCGTTTAGCATACGGACCAGCCCAGTAAGTTATCCTGCTTGCTGAGTTACTTAGAAAGCCCCGTCGACGTATCGGCGGGGCTTTTTTAGGCCTAGCTGATAACACTTCTTACACGCACCCGCGCTGCAACTTCTGCTGAAGACTCAGCACATTGGGCCGAAAGTCTGGGTCATCGAGTAGCCAGTGCAGCGGCAGCCAGTGCACCACGTCGGTGCCTGTGGGCGAGCGCACCTCACACGCAAAAAGGCGGTACTGTCAGCCTGCTGGCTCTCGACTCAGCCACATAGCAAACCGCAGTCCTACACCCGCATACACGCCCCGCAGCTGCCCACGGTAGAGCTGCGCCGAGTCGGCCCAGCTTACCAGCTGCTTTCTATACCGCATGGAACGGCTAGCTAGCTGCGGCAGCTAGCAAAATCATAATTCGATGAATACTCACTAGCTCGATATATCCGCCTATATCTTTGTGTTACTCATATTATTACCTCTACTATTTGACGATGTTAAAAAATTTACTTTTGTTTGGACTTTGCCTGCTGGCGGTGCCCATGATACCACAGCCGGCCGCCGCGCAGGCCCTCGACCCCACCTTCGCACCGCCCGCTAGTCTGTACTCATCGGGGGTGATTTATTCGATGGGCGCGCAGCAGGCCGATGGCAAGCGCGTAGTGGCCGGCTTTTTCGCGCGGATTAACAACGTGGCCGTCGGCAGTCTGGCGCGGCTTGACGCCAACGGGGCGCTCGACGCCACCTTTGCCCAGAACGTGGGTGTGGCCCGCAATACCTCCCGAGTGAAGACGTTGCCCAACGGGCAGTACCTCGTGAGTAGTTTTTTCAACGATGCCGTCACGGCGGGGGGCCTCACGCGGACGGCCCTGCTGCGCCTCAATGCCAGTGGCACGGCCGATGCCAGCTTTAACGCCGGCACTGGCGCCGCCGGCAACGCGCTTCAGGTAAGCACCTTTGTGGGGCAGCCAGACGGCAAAGTATTGGTGGGTGGCGCCTTTGATTCGTTTAGTGGTCAAATCACCAAAAGCATGGTGCGCCTCAACGCCGACGGTAGCCTCGACGCGGCTTTTAACGCCAACCTCGGCGCGGGCTTTAGCGGGGGGAGCGTCAATACCCTGGCCTTACAACCCGACGGCAAGGTGCTGGTAGCCGGCTCCTTCACGGACCTCAATGGCCTAACTGCCGCCCCGCTGGTACGCCTCAACGCCGACGGCACCCGTGATGCTTCCTTTACCGTGCCCATCAGCCAAGGCTCCTACGTGGGCTCGGTACTGGTACAGCCCGACGGCAAGGTAATCGTGACAGGTATTCTGAATGTCACCGGCGCTAATACTATCAGCATTGTGCGACTCACGGCCACCGGCGCGCTGGATACCAGCTTCACGGCGCCAGCTTCTACTCTTACTTACAGCGGCAGCTACTTTGACTCTAACGTGGTGCTCCAGCCCGATGGCAAGCTGCTCCTCACTGGCTCCTTCTTCGTGGGTGGTACTGCCTACGTCGTACGCCTCAACGCTAATGGCTCGCAGGATAACACATTTACCGTTACCAATGGGCCGTCGGACTATCCCTTCACGATAGGGCTGCAGAGCGACGGGAGCATGCTGGTAGGTGGCTCCTTCGCCAAGTTTAACGGCCGCGAGACGCCTCTAGGACGCCTCACGGCCACCGGCGCAGCAGATGCCGCCTTTGTGCCAAAGGTGCAGGCCCCAGGCAGCGTAACGACAGTGGTGCGGCAGGCCGACGGGCAACTGGTGCTCGGCGGTGACTTTAGCGAGTACAACGGGCTAAGCGTGCACCGCCTGGCGCGGGTATCGGCCACCGGCACCCTCGATGCCGCTTTTACAGTGGCTACGGGCGCCCTGCCACTGGAGGGTCGGGTTACTTCCTTAGCTGTGCAACCCGATGGTAAGCTACTGGTGGGCGCTACCAGCGGGTTGCAGCGGCTGCTGACAACGGGTAGTCCTGACGCGAGCTTCAGCACTTTCGCGGCCACCACTAGCATTGAAACGCTGGTTGAACAGCCTGATGGCAAAGTAGTAGTGGCCGGTTACTTCAATAATATACCAGGCAGCAACTCTACTCAGTCATTGGCGCGGCTGACCACCACCGGCGATTTAGATACGTCCTTCAATCCCAGTACAACTAATGCCCCCGGCGATACCTTTTACCTGACAGCTCTGGCGCTACAGTCCGATGGCAAGGTGTTGGTCGGCGGCAGCTTCCTTTCTAGCAGCGGACCCGTGCTACGGGTGCTGCGCTACGAGAGCACCGGGGCGGTGGATGCCTCTTTTAGCAACAGCACCCTGTTTGACGTTCCGGTTAACGCCGCCGGCGCCATTGTCCGCTTCAACGCCTTGGCCGTTCAACCTGACGGCAAGGTGCTGGTCGGCGGCTATTTCGCTACCGTCAGCGGCGCGGCCCGCACCAATCTGGCGCGCCTGAGTACCACGGGTCAACTCGATGCCACGTTCACGCCGCCGGCCACCCTTACCGGCGCGGTAACTGCTGTGGCCCTGCAATCCAACGGCCGCGTGCTGGTGGGCAGCGGCACCGGCAACGATGGCTCTTCCACGACTACCCCGCTAGTAAGACTGCTCGCTACCGGAGCCAACGACCCTAGCTTTGGCACCACCGCTAATCCTGACAACTCCGTCGCCGCCTTGCTGGTGCAGCCCAATGGGGCTCTTGTAGTGGCGGGCAGCTTCACCACCATCGGCGGGCAGTCGGCAGCGGGCGTAGCCCGCCTTACCGATTCCGGTGTACTAGCCGTATCCGCACCTACAGCCCTAAGCACGTTCAGTGTGTGGCCGGTGCCGGCTCATGGGCAATTACACGTTATTACCGAAGCTAACGCGCAGGGCGCCGAGCTACTGGACGGGCTGGGCCGGGTCGTACGGCAGCAGGCGTTGCGCGGAGCGGGTGAGTTTACGGTAGCTACTGACAATCTACCGGCAGGCGTGTATGTGCTACGAGTACAATCTACGAGTAGCATCGTAGCACGGCGTGTAGTGCTAGAGTAGCCCTGAAGTAGTCTCTCTGTTCTCTTAACAACAGCTAAGTTTCTTAAAGCCCCGTGCTCCAAAGGCCGGGGCTTTTATTTACCTCATGCACACCTACCGCCGCCTGCGCCACGCCACACGCTGGAACCGGCGCTATGCCTTCGGCTTGGCCATCCTGCTGCTACTGGTGCTGAGTTGGCGCGCTTACTGTGCCTGGCAGCGGGCGCAGCCTCATACCCAGCGCGGCCAACTTGCGCACCGCTAGTTCGTCGGCCCCATATCGGTGCGGGCCTCCATGGTGTTCTGCACGCTCAGCGGCAACGCTGAAAGCAAATCCAGTCCAGAAGCTGCCTCGATAGCATCGACACTCGTGCGGTAGCCGCTCCAAGCTGAGTTCAGGCTGTTGTCGTTTGGCGTGTTGATGGCAATCACGCGGGTGCTACTCGTCACACGGCTTACGTCGTTGTTGCCCGTGGGCAGCACCACCACGACTTTCCAGCAGTTGGATGGCACCGTGACCTTACCGCCCGCAATAGTAGTCTGATAGCCTGCGCTACCCGTGCCACCCCGGCCGTAGGAGCCGCATACAATGTATAGCTCGTTGCCTTGGCTCACGAGTTTACGACAGTAGTCTTCGAGGTTGCCCCACGTCTGCTGATTGTTATTGGGGGCCTGGGGCATCATGTTGCTCATCAGAAACGTGGCCGAGTTGTCGGTCACCGTGGCTGTACGGTCGGCGCTGGGGCAGTTGTGGCCGCGGTCGAAGCCTGAGTTGCTGTAGTCGGTGGGCTTCACCTGATGCCATCCGCTGGGCAGGCTGGCATCGGTCCGGAAATCATCTTGCCGGGGCGCACTGCCCATATCGGCCGCGCCCAGGTGCCAACTCACCCAAATCGGCTTGCCCTGGTCCCGATTGTAGCCCGTAGCGTACTGCGTTTTCAGCAGCAGGTAGTTCGTCGGCGACGAGGTACTGCTCACGGCCCCACTCGGGTTGCCCATCAACAGATTGTCGTTGCTGGTATCGATGGCAACCGGTGCGGGCGAGTCGGTTTTCGAGCACGCCGTGGCCAGCAGGAGCAGTGCCCCAAGGGTAACGGCGCGGGGTAGGTAGTAGCGCATGAGGCCACAAAGATGGGCTAGCGACTGTTAGGGACAACACGGTCCTCGCTGCCCAGACCCTGCACTGGGCGGCCCAGTACTTGAGTTAGCCATATACAGCCTTGTGCATATGGCATCTGTAGCAGCGGGCAAACAGGTAGAAATACGGGGGCCATAATTAGGGTATTTCTACGCTAGTGTGCTACTGTTTCGCCCACTTATTTCGCCGCACTCTATGGTAGAGCATGCAGGTACCAAGCGCGCTTCGACTTCAGTCCCACCTTGTGGGGTGAGGCCTGATTGCAGTTAATATCTGTATAATACCTTTCTCTTTTTTCAATCAAAAATGTCACTAGTCATCACAAGTACGAAAAACGCAAGCACGCCAAGCGGAGAGTACATCATTTTGCACGCAACAACTGCGCTAAACCTTAAAAACTACGCAGTTGTTGACCGGACATTCAATGCCGATGGATCAGTTTCTAACGAGCATCGTCATATCTTCTTCTTTCCAGCAAAAGAACTGAAGAAAGATGAGTGGGTTGTTCTGTACTCGGGTACAGGCACAAACGGAACGCCAGGCAAGTTTTCAAACACTGGCGACACCTATTATGCTTATTACTGGCAATCTGGCTCCTGCATTTGGAATAACGACGGTCGTGACTCGGCCAGCGTAATAAACTACACGCCTGGGAACAGCATGAAGGTTGCTGCGGTGTAAAAAACCATCCTTAGTAGAGCTGGCCTTTTTGAATTGTAAACAGAAAGGTGTTGCGAACCTCTCTACTCAAATATAAGCCCCGCGCCTGACCGGCCGGGGCTTTTTCTTTGCAGCCATGACCTTCTACGCCTTCCGCCTCCTCTCGCCCGTCATGCAGCTCTACTGGGTGATACACCACGGCACCTACCTGGCCCAGCGCTGGGATAATGAGAGCGGCGTCAACCTCTACCACTGCGCCGGTGATGGGCGTGGCTTCTTTGTCGAGGTAGGTATCGATGACGGGCGCGAGCAGGCGGTGGTGCTGCGCAGTTTCGTGAGCTCGGTGCCACTAGAGGATTATGCACAGGGAATGCAGATGCCGGAGTAGTGGGCACAAAAATGCTCCTTTAACGCGCAATGGCCCACTCTCTGTTAGTCGGTGGCTCGCTACTACCTAAAAACGCTGGCCCGCTAAGCGCACCGTGGCTACGTCGTCGATGAAGGCCACCGCCCGCGCGGCCAGCTGCGCCGCAAAGTCGCCGCCCATTAGCGCGCCAAAGCGTAACGCTGCGTCCTGCTGCAAGGCTTGGCCCAGCGCGACCGACTGCCCGTAGGTGCCGTAGCTGGTCGCCAAACCAGGACAGGCGGCAGCTAGGCTCGCCGCCGAGGGCAGGCGGTTGCGCTTGACGCGCTGATTGAAGATGCGGTCTACGGGCAGCAGGTTCCACAGCTCATTGACGGGGTAGAAACTCAGTGGTAGCAGGTGGTCTAGGTCGTAGTCGCCAGGGCGGGTGATGACCTTACCCGTCCAGGGGCAGGCGAAGCGGTGCTGCTCCAACAGCAGCACGTCGACGTGGTTACGCTCCCAGCTCAGCGGCCGGCGGTTATCGGGCCGGGCCGTGAGCAGCGCGTATACTTCTCCGCGTGGGGCCGCCCCCAGCTGCTCGGTGAACAGGCTCCACTCGTGCACGCACAACGCCTCGACGTAGAGCGAGAGGCGGTGGCAGGCCCGCCACAGGTACGCTGGAACTAACAGGCACCGCTCGGCCGGGTCAGTGCCTGGCAAGGGTGTGGCCATGGCGTCACGCAGGCGAACGGGCACCGGAAACACGCCCTGTGCATTGGTCCCAGCGTGCTGAATGGGCATCAACAGGGCGGTGGCGGCCGCCTTGCGGGCGCGCTCGTAGGCGACCAGCAACTCAGCTGGGTACTGCGCTCGCCGCCGGGGCGTGCGCATCTCCGTCAGCAGGAGGTAGCCGTCGCCGGGCCGGCCAGGCCCCACCACCAACGGCTGCCAGGCGGTGCGCAGTTGAGTCAGGGCGGGGCGCAGGCCCATATCATGGCCGATGGTATCGCCACGGCGGGCGGGGCGGCCTTGCAGAATAGGCCGCTCAGGGTCAGTAAAGCTCCAGTAGTACGCCAGCCACCACTCGGCCAGGCGCGTGAGCGGCACGGCCACGGGTAGCTCGCCGGTGAGGGCCAAGTCGGGATGGCCGAGCACCACGTCGTTGAGCGCGCGCAGCAGGGCGAACTTATAGCTCGTCGTTTTGCTGTCGTGCTTGAGGATGGTGGCCAGCAACTGTTCACCAGTAGGTGCAGGGGACATACGGCGCGCAAGGTAGTGGAGGCTTATCCATTGCGCTGTCGCTGGCTTGCTGCTCTAATACCCGAGCCATTGACGCGAGGAGAGAAAACAATCTATTATTGCTCCCGAATCCAGTACCATTCCCCTATCCACGTGACCTATCCTGAATTTGAAGCCCGCTGGCGGCCAGCCGGTGGGGCTGAGCGCGCCAACTACGGTCTATTTCTCACCGAGCTCTGCGACCTACTAGGAGTGCCCCACCCAGATGCGACTACGCACAATCCAGTTCAGGACGCTTACGTATTTGAGCGAACCGTTGCGTTCGACAACGGCCCCGGCAACAAGGCCACCACTGGCCGAATTGACCTATACAAAAGGAATTGCTTTGTCTTGGAAACGAAGCAGGGCGTAGGTAATTTTACGCCATTTTTGGGGGACGAAAACGCAGATATTACACATAATAATATCGCGCACGACCCGCGCACGACCCGCGCACGACCCGCGCACGACCCGCGCACGACCCGCGCACGACCCGCGCACGACCCGCGCACGACCCGCGCACGACCCGGCCAAACTGAGCCTGACGCAGAACGCGCAGAGTTAGGATTACCTCCCGAAAAGTATCGCCAAGGCCATGCTACCCGAGGCACAGCCAGGTGGCGGCAGGTGATGGAAGCTGCCCGGCAGCAAGCGCTGGGTTACGTGCGAGCCCTACCGGCCAGCGAGCCGCGGCCGCCCTTCATCGTGGTAGTAGATGTAGGGTTCTGCCTCGACCTTTACAGCAACTTTGCCGGGGTAGGCGACAACTACGTACCATTCCCCGATTCGCAGACCTATCGCATCGCCCTGGCTGACCTAGCTGACGAGGCGGTGCTGGCGCGCCTGCGGCTGCTCTTCACCGACCCGCAGCAGCTCGACCCTAGCCGCCGGGCGGCCCAGGTCACGCGGCAGCTCGCTGGCCAGCTGGCCGCCCTCTCTGCTCAGTTGGAACGAGCGGGGCATTCTTCGGAGATAGTAGCGCAATTTTTAATGCGCTGCCTCTTCACCATGTTTGCTGAGGATGCAAGCCTGATTCCCAAAGCCTCGTTTTCCGGGCTGCTGGCCAGCTACGCAGCTACCGAGAAGCTACGGCAGCTGCTACCTGATGCGCTCGAAAGCCTCTGGCACACGATGGACACTGGCGGCTTCGCGCCTGATTTGCGGGCCCGGCTGCGACGTTTCAATGGGCGCCTATTTCATTCGGCCAGGGCCCTACCGCTCACGGCGGCCCAGCTCACTCTACTGCACGAGGCAGCCCAAGCCGACTGGACTGAGGTAGAGCCAGCTATTTTCGGCACCCTGTTGGAGCGGGCGCTCGACCCGCGCGAGCGTCATCGCCTCGGCGCCCACTACACCCCTCGCCGCTACGTCGAGCGCTTGGTCGTACCTACCGTGCTCGACCCGCTACGCCGGGAGTGGGCCGCGGCGCAGGCGGCCAGCGCCCGCCGCCTCGACGATGAGGATGCCAAAGGTGCCCGCGCCGAGCTGGTGAAGTTTCTTACCCGCCTCACCTCCGTTAAAATCCTCGACCCGGCCTGCGGGACAGGAAATTTTCTGTACGTGACGCTGGAGCACCTCAAGCGTCTGGAGGGCGAAGTACTGACGGCCATCAACGGCTTCGGACAAACGGGCCTGCTCGACCTGGGGGCCGGCAGCACCGTAAGCCCGCGGCAACTACTGGGCCTAGAACTGAACCCGCGGGCGGCCGCCATCGCTGATGTGGTGCTGCGCATTGGCTATTTGCAATGGCACCTGCGCACCCACGGCCTGACGCAGCTGGCCGAGCCGCTACTCGACAGCTATCAGAATATCCGTCAGCAGGATGCCATTCTCCAGCACGGCCCACCGGTACCGCGCCTTGATGCGAAGGGCCGGCCGGTGACGCACTGGGATGGACTGACCACCAAGTTGCACCCAGCCACTGGTAAGCTCGTGCCCGACGAAGCCGCCCAAGTGCCAGTACTTGACTACCCCACCCCACAACCGGCAGAGTGGCCAGCGGCCGATTTTTTAGTCGGCAACCCACCTTTTTTGGGTGACAAAGCCATGCGCGGAGCCTTGGGCGACGGCTACGTGGAAGCGCTACGCAAAGCTTACCGGGGCCGGGTGCCCGAGTCAGCCGACTTGGTGATGTACTGGTGGGACCACGCGGCCCGGATGGTACAGACGGGCCAGGCCGAGCGTTTTGGATTCATCACCACCAATTCTGTTACCCAGACCTTCAACCGGCGGCTAATTCAGCAGCACCTGGCCGACACAGAGCAGCCGCTTTCGCTGGCCTTCGCTATCCCCGACCACCCGTGGGTGGAGGCTACCGATGGGGCTGCCGTGCGCGTAGCCATCACGGTGGGCGTAGCCGGCGCGGGCCATCCGGGCACGCTGGCGGAGGTGATACGCGAGGTACCCGTTGTGGGAGAAGAAGCGCTGGCGGTCGAGTTGGGCGAGCAAATAGGCGTGCTCAATGCCGACCTGACAGTGGGAGCCGACGTGTCATCAGCTCAGCAGTTGAGGGCCAACGCGGGCTTATCGAGCAACGGCATGATGTTGGCCGGCGCAGGTTTCATCGTCACAGCCGAGGAAGCAGCACAGCTGGGGCTGGGCACCATACCTGGCTTAGAAAGCCGCATTCGACCCTATCGCAATGGCAAGGACCTGACTGCTCGCCCGCGCGAGGTGTACCTACTGGATATGTCTGGGCTAACGGAAGCTCAACTACTTACTAGTTATCCCCAATTTTATCAGTGGTTGGTAGAACATGTAAAGCCGGAACGCGACCACAACAATCGCAAAAAGCTGAAGGAAATCTGGTGGCAGTTTGCTGAAACCCGAAAGGGCTTGCGAACTGCTATGGCAGGTATACAGCGGTATATCGCAACGGCTGAAACGGCGAAACATCGCTTGTTTCAGTTCTTAGATAGTCAAGTGGTGCCTGACCATATGCTCGTAGCTATTGCAATAGATGACGCCTTCTATTTGGGGGTGCTGTCTAGCCGCCCGCATCTAGTGTGGTCTCTCAAGGCGGGCGGCACTCTGGAAGACCGGCCACGTTATAATAGTAGCCGCTGCTTCCAAGCCTTTCCCTTCCCTACTACCACACCTGTTCAACAAGAACGCATCCGGGAATTAGCCGAGCAGCTTGATACCCTGCGCAAACGACAACAGGCCCAGCACTCGACACTTACACTTACGGACCTCTACAACGTCGTCGAAAAACTTCGGGCTGGCCAATCACTCACGCCAAAAGAGCAGGTGACTAATCAACTGGGGCTGGCCTCGGTGGTGCTCAATTTACATCAGCAGCTGGATAGGGAGGTAACGGCGGCGTATGGCTGGGCGGCTGATTTATCCGAGACAGAATTACTCACCAAGCTTGTGCAACTCAATAAGCAACGGGTAGCGGAGGAGGTGGCTGGAGTAGTGCATTATTTGCGTCCGAGCTATCAGGCCCCCGGTCAACAACAGGCAGCTTTTACACTCTCGGCAATCCCAATTTCTACGACTGCTCTGGCTATTATTCAACCCTGGCCTACTGCTTTAGCGGAACAAATGCAGGCGGTGAGAGCAGTAGTACAACAGGCAGTGACTCCCATGACTGTGGTACAGGTAGCAGCTTGCTTTCAACGTACTCGTCCGGAAAAAGTGAGACCATTACTCGACACATTGACGGCGCTGGCATTAGTTCGGCCAACACTGGAGGGAACATACGCTGGGTAACAAATGACCATTGGCTTGGCAGTAAAAAGCTCGTCTCTCCAGTTTGGGATGGAGCTTTTTTACAAGTAAATAACCAGGCAGTGGGGGAGAAAACGCGCTAGTAATTATATTACGGAACACGAAGGGTTTTTACCGTTATCTGGCAAGTCAGTTGGCGGTTATCTGCAGAAAGACCGATGACTGATGTGTAACCCATTACGCTTTCAGACAGCCAGTTTAGCTAAGAATAACCCGATGCGTAACCCATTACACTTTCCTCTATTCTTTTCCTATTTATGCCCTACGCCATTTTGGAGGTAAGTAAGCTTACCAGTTTGGCCGGTGCCACGGCGGCCACCGAGCACAACTACCGCACCCAGGACACGCCCAACGCCAATCCCGACTTAGCTGATGCTAACGTGGAATACATCAACCATGACCGTCGCAACTACTGGCAGCTAGCTACGGAGCGCATTCAGGAACTGGGGCTGCCGCGGCTACGCACCGACGCAGTGCGAGCCGTAGAGCTGGTGCTGACGGCCAGCCCCGAAGCCTTCCCCCGCGCAGCTGACCACCGGGCCAAGGACATGCGCGACTCCTCGTGGCGGCGCGACAACCTGGCCTTCGTGCTCGACCGCTTCGGGGCAAAGAATGTGCTGGGTTTCACCCTACACCAAGATGAGATTACCCCGCACATCCACTGCGTAGTGGTGCCCATCACGGCTGACGGCCGGCTGAGCTGCCGGGACGTGTTCAGCCCAGCCAGCCTGCGCCAGCTCCAGACCGACTACGCGCAGGCGATGGCCCCGCACGGGCTGAAGCGCGGCATCCGCTACAGCACGGCCTGCCACGAAGACGTGCGCCGCTACTACGGCGCGCAGCAGATGAGCAAGGAGGCGCTGGCGGAGCTCGCCCAGCCCCTGGCCTCGCCTACGCATCGGCTGGCGGCCAAGCACGAGAAGATGACGGATGAGCAGTACCGCCAGCAGGCGCAATCTGGCTTTACATATGTCCTTACCGTGCTACAAGGCAAGGCCAACAAGAAGATTGAGGGGTTGGCCACCGTGGCCACGGCCAACGCGCTTGCCCACGAGCAGGCAAAGGTGCTGCAGCGTCAACTGGCCAACTGCCAGGAGCTGCTAGTTGGCACCCGCGCAGAGTTGAGCGCTACCAAAACGCAGCTTCAGCAGCAGCAGGAGCTTACCATCAAGACGCGGCTTCATCATCGGCAGGCAGTCACGCGGCACTTGCAAAATGACCCGCTGCCGGAGGCGCTGGCCACGCTGGCCCGCAATCAACGGGCCAAGCAGTTGCGCGAGGTGAACCAGGTTCTAGCGAAGCATCTGTGCCCACCCCTGCGTGAACTGGCCGACCTAGCCGCTCCTTTGCTGGCGAAGGGCTATGACTTGAAAGTTACCGGCCCCGAGGAGGTGATTGTGACGCATCAACGGGAGAAGACTCGCTTCAGCACTACCGACCTCCAGCCCAATGGCCGTCCCCTACTGGAGCAATTTCAGCAGGTGGTAGCGCAGGCCAATCGGCAGATTCCGCCGCATGAGCGCGACAATGGAATAGAAATGTAGCCTGGCCCTACGCCCTAGGGCGACAAGCGCAGCCGCGTCAACACGGCCAGCGCCTTTATCGAGGCCGGCCGCGTGGTACTGCTGGAAGAACCCTGGAACGCGGCTCTGGTGAGCCAAGCGGCCAGCTTCCCGGCGGCCGCCCACAATAACATGCTCTACTGCCTGACGCAAGCTATCCGCCGGCACAGCGTGCGCGTCGGGCAAGGCATTACCATTCAAATTATCAAATCTCCCGAATAAACCTACCCCTGCACCACACCTCGCAGCCCTTCCCCTGGGGCAGCATGTAATACGCTCTCTACTCGCTGGTAGGGGACGAGCGCATCTTGGCCGACATGACCGAGGCCAACGCCAATCGATTCAACTCCCTGATGGCCGAGCTGGGCTACCACCTGCACCCGCTCTGGCTCGCCCAAACCTGCACCTGCACGACTCCCCCGAATGGTGGGCCAAGGTGCTCAGCTGGGACGCTACGGGCTACTGCGCGGGCGACGCGGCGGGCATCATGCCGCTGCTGCAGCACCTGCCTACCCACTGCGCTGGCGCGGCCGTGCTGGGCAAGCCAGGCCTACCCGTCGTTGTGTTTGACCCCACCCAGCCTGAGCAGCTGCGGTTTGAAACGCTGGCCGACTTCAGCACCTCGACCTACGGGCGGTGGCGGTGCGTTATGGTGAGCGAAGTGAGCATCCTGTGCGGGCTCAGCTTCTTTCCGCTAGCCTTTGCGCCTAGACTACCCCACGTGCGGCCTGAGGCGCGGCTGGCATGGGAAGCAACGAAGGGCGTGCGCACGAACTGACAGGCCAGCTGTGCTGAGCAGCGCAGCCATCTAGCACTCATAACGGTTAATACTGGCCCTAGTCCTATTGAAGAGCCAGGGCTTTTTTGTAGCTTGGGACCCTATTTTTCCCTTGACAGCTCAGACAGCTCAAATACATGAAAACTGTTTTTAATCAATACTATAAAGATGCGGCTCTGTTCTTTAGAAGCTGCACAAAAAACATATATGGTACAATGAATGACTTTCCGACAATTCAGCAGACTCTAAGTTTAGCGCTTGGTATGGAACGACTGATGAAAGCAATACTATATGACATAAATCCTACATACACATTAATTGACCCAACTTTTAAAAATTCAGTCAAGCTCCTTTATAAGGAACGGATACTTTCTAGTATGCTGGAGTCGAACGAGGTATCAAAAAATCCAAATGGTGATGTTTTAACATTTAGAAACAGTTTGCTGAGGTGTATGCTCTTCTCGCCTACTGCGCTACGCTATAAAAATATTCTTTTCAACTTAAGCGACGCAAGAGATATTATAGTTCATAATGAATTGCCACTTCTAAATTTGGATGATTTAAAGCTATTACTTAAAAGAGATTGCTATACTGTATTAAAATCTTTTACAGAAGAGATTGACGTTAAGCCAAGTTATTTTTTAGGCTCTAATCATATAAGACTTGCAAAACTTTCAAGTGATTTACAGGATAATTTAGAAGATAAAATAAATTTAATACTTGAAACGCACCGCGCAACTTGGAACGCAGCTAAAATCAATCCTGGGTATGAGTTAAGCAAACAAACAACGACAACTAGGCTCATAGGGACACAGTTTAAAGATGGTGTAGTATGCCCTGCATGCGAGCATACTGCTGTACTTTACTTGCGACCAATTTTTGAAATGAATGAATTACTAAATAGTAAAGCCCTAATTGCTTACAAAATAATAAAAATTAGCTGTCAATTTTGCAAGCTTGAAATAAGAGAGGCTGCTATTCTAGACTTTCTAGATATACATGCTCCTGCTGTCGATTTATCAGAATAAGGTGCTATTGCACTACTGCTTTGTCAAATAATAATTCAGCTGGCTTATTTTTCGCGCTATACTCACCCACGGCTGCTTACGCTACGCCACCCGCTGGAATCGCTACTCTGCCTTCGCCATGTGGACCGACCGAACAAGGCAGCGCAGACCACGGCTGATTGCTGCAAGGTGGCCACAGCTACTGTGTACCGGGCGATACGGATTATGGAGCAGCCAGTGAGCCCAAGCGGTGACTAGCAAGCGGTGACTAGCAAGCGGTGACTAGCAAGCGGTGACTAGCAAGCGGTGACTAGCAAGCGGTGACTAGCATGAGGTGGGGCCAGCATGGGGTCGACTTCGTTATGCCTCTCTATGGGCCAGCCCTGCCACTTCAATAGTGCTTAGCTTTGATATGCAAATTTTTAAGAAGGAAATTTATATGCCCAACCCGATACTCATTCAAATTCCGCCATATTATGCTATCTATGGAACCCTCGGAGCAGCGGTAATAGCTGCTTGCGCCTCTCTTACTTCAGCTTATGTTTCTTTTAAAACAAAAGATAGAGAATTTCGGAATGATTATTATAAAAAGATAATAGATAAGCGACTCAGCGCTTATCAGAAAGTAGAAGGAATAATATTTCAATTGAGTAAGACAACTAGTTTTACAATTCTAAAAAATGGCAAACCATTTGGCACTGGAGTAATCTGTAATATATTTCAGAACCATCAAGATTTTATAGATTTCCTAGCCTCTTTAAAAGATTGCCTTAGTCATAGTGTATGGCTAAGTCACGATTTCATTAATGAACTTGGGCATCTGCATGAGAATATAATTAATTCAACTGAAATGTTTGGCAGCAATCCGGATGCCGCATTAACTGAAGAGCAATTAGCTCAAATGGGCACTGCATTCTTCGATAAAGTTGATGGAGCAAGATTGAATATGGAAATTTTGATTCGGCAAGAAATCATGGAAATACAAGATGTTAAAAAGTTTTTTAGCAGCTTGTTACCAAAATAAACTTATTAATAATCTATACTGGGTCATACCAACTTTAGCTTTAAAAGCTAGTGCTATCCCGCTGACCGTATACACCCATCGGGAGACTTACTACTGCCACGCGCTGCTCAGCAACCCACGCTACACCGACCGACCGAGCAAGGCGGCCACCGCCACGGCTGAGGGCTGCAGGGTGGCCACGTGCATCAATTATATTGCAGCATCACCTACCCGCAACTGTATGGCATTCCTCATTTTACCAGACAAGAACGACCCACACACTACGTGTGTACTGAATACCGACCAGATTGAGCGTCTCGTGCTTTATGCAAATGAGCAGGAGAATGATTATACCATTACTATTGTCGGGCTTTCCGAGAAGTATCACTATTCTTTCAAGGAGAACAGCCCAGGTTACAAGAAAATGGTGCAGCACCTAACCGACGCTCTTGGTGCACGCGAAATGGCAACACCAGCGCTAGCAGTGGGGCCAGTTGAATTGAGTGAGCTAGTCAGTCGACGTGCCGCATCAGCTCTATTTGAGTGGCGTAAAACCCTACCTAACGATGATGTCTACCCATCAGGGGCTCGAGCACTGTCCCGCATTCTCGCCAAGTATGGATTAGGGCTGGTAGACCTTCCAGCCTGATATAGACGGTGAGACTATTATATTATAAAAAAGGCCGCCACGTCGTGAGACAGGCGGCCCTTTTTACTACAGATACAACTCTACTAGCTAGTGTTACTGATGAGCATAAGTCAATATATCTATCGATGAAAAACCAAAAACTCACCTTAAATAATCAAATTGCTCTAATATATCATGGGCTATCTTTAGTAAAATTAAATACGGAATTGGGACTTGATACATAGAATACTCCATAAGGCTTCTTACACAAAAATCATATTTATTACTAATCTCCATTCCACCTTCAGGATGACTAGCACCTAACACATTTGCTATTCTCTGTATTATAACTCCCCTTGGTATATCATATCTCTCTAATTCGTTTTTATCATTATAAAACTTTGAATAAAAAGCGACAGAATCTAACCAAGCTCCAAATTTTACCTTCCTTATTTCAAAACACTCCTTCATAGATTCTTTTCCCAATACACCAAAATCCATATTGACATTTGAGAGTATAAGGCCTGAAGTAGCAAACGTACTGCCTCCAACAAAACCTATTTCAAAAAGGGCGGGCTGTAGCGCTTTTGCATATGCAGGAACGTTTAATACACTGAAATCACTTTCACCATTTGATAATAAGCCTTTGGGAATTTTGCCAGTTATCAAAGAAGTTGATTTAATCTCATTAGTCAGCTTTCCTAGCAATACATCTGGGTGAATACTTACTTTGATGCGATTATGGAAATAGGTAACTAAGTATTGGTCGTCACGAAGAAGACGAACTACTTTAGGTAACAATGCATAAGAAATAAATTTTGATAAAGGTCTATTAATTGTTAGATAAGTATCAACATTACCTCGCATATCAACCCATACTCGCAAAATATGAGCTAGGTCTTTAAAGGCCGCTCTTTCATACCCTTTGATACATAAATCATAGTGTCTTTTTAGTCGAATGAGACTATCCTCTATATTTTCTTTGAGTTGAATAGTTGTCATAGCAAATTCTTTATTTTGTATACTAACTGCAATAACTATTTCGAATTTATTCGCTCATCGGAAAATGCTTACTGACTGCTATTCTAGTTTACTTGATAGCCCGTTGTACCGCCCGCACTACCGATGCCCGCCCCGCGCGCTCCTGCTCATCTGGGTATCGCTTTAAATAGTAGTTCGTGATGCCCTCGGCCAGCTGCGCCGGTTCTACACCCTGCACCTGGCTGCGGGGTACCGTCACGCCCACCGTATCCTCTCCGAATAAATCGCGCTGAAAAACGAACACGCACGGGTCGGCTTCAGGGTCTTGCAGGTTCACACCTATAATAAAGCGAGAGTTAGATTCCATGAGCGAGGAAAAATAATCAGCGCAAAACTTTGCAACCGGGGACGAGACCGGGGGCATAAAATAAAAAACGGCCTTTACACTGCTGTAAAGGCCGTTTATGTGGGCCCACTTGGAATCGAACCAAGGACCTGCTGATTATGAGTCAGCTGCTCTAACCGATTGAGCTATAGGCCCCAAGCCAGCCAAAAGGCGTGACTACTGGGCCAAAGGTACGGCATATTTTTAT